ATCACGCAACATCACAACATGCTGCGACAACACAAGGTCACCATATGAATTTTCCGAATCATAAATGGTCCACCGAGCATCGTCACAAGTATAATTGTACTGCCGCGTGCGGAAATTCTTCGCAACGTCTTGCCACGTTGGAAGCTTCGCATTGATCCCCACATCTGCCAAGGCCTTCAAGAGTTTCACGCGTTCGGCGTTATATCCTGTAGACCCCAATCCAACTGCACGGTAACAAATGCCCGTGGCGTTCTGGACCAACGCCATTGCATCATCCACCTTGCTGCTCTGCCAATACAAAGACCTGTAGTCCTCCTTGTAAGGCACCGCCAAATGAGCTACGCCGAGCTCCATCTGGAGATCCACTCTCACCTTACGGGAGAGAAAGTCAATATCGTCAATTGGTACTGTGGGCTTGACATCATTCACATCCTTTGAAGAGGGTGTGTAAATGATGCCAAACTCAGCAAAATAATCTCGCTTTGACACGAAATTATACCAGGGGGCCACTGTGTCCGAAATTCCATCTGTGTTATCATCGCCATAAACACACAAGTGGACTTCCGTATCAAAGGACCCGTGGTCTGCTACTGTAGCACCCAACCGACGCGAAAGACCTTCAAACGCACACCGAGCGAAAAACTCCGCCATGAAGTTATTCCAGTGCACTGTGAATGGATTTCCAGTCGTGCCACCGACTTCCTTTCGCAAAACATAGTCGCCAAGAATCATGTTGCAACTCATGCAATTTCTGAGGATGAAGTGTCTGAGAGCTTTAAACTCATCAAACATTACTCCCTCATAATACGCATCAGTCACATCAATAACTCCCTGAGCAACCTGCTTGTTTGACATGGAGTCGAAGTAAGAATAATCCGCCATACTCCCTACGCGGAAATTTCTTGCCTTCAGATCCCGCATCCGCAAATCAAAGTCATCCGAATCAACGTTGATGCCCACACACGAAGCGTTCCCTTTGTCGAACCTATCCGACTCCATCCAGGAACCAAACATCATGCGGGCAACAATCGTCAAAGCCACTGGCGTGTACATGATGAGACGTGGAGAATCGATTTTCGCTTTCCTGCGAAGCTCATCTTTCAATCCCAACACATACGCCAACCAGGGTTCGGGCCTTCCTTCCCGAAAGTTCAACAAATCCGTGACCATGTCCATCAACTCCGGAGACTTTATGGACAAAGTCCCATCCTCTGCTTGGTTAAAAAGGAAAGCGCGCCCGCTTTCACCTTTTGGGCGAAGGGCATCCAATGGAAACCCAGGTGTCTTGTCCAGAGACAACCTCTTCATTTCGCCATAACCATTCAAAGCCTCATGGAGCGTATACAGTCTTGGGGGGGTGTTCTTCCGCCGCAAGACTGCATTCGCCTTCATCTCCGCAATCACAGCATTTGCAACCTCATCTGGAAATGGTCTCGTTTTCTCACCCTGGGGGGCGATAGACGTGACCGCTTTACAGAGCAGGTTAAAAGTACTGTACTTGCCTTGTCCGTTGAGAATCGCGGGTGCGTGGGTAACTCCTTGCACAAGTGGGTGGTTCATTTTCGCCAACAATGTCTTCTTAATCTGTGATTTAGAAACCAACCCTCTTGGTACCAGGAGTTTCCCAACGACCTTGATCTCCTCGGGCAAATCCAACTTCTCCTCAGGGGCCACCATGCCAGGCAGTCCCTTCTGTGCAACAAAACTCTCCTCATATCCCTCCTTGAATAGAGGTAGAGCAAGTCCACAAGAATCCATTCCACGGGTACGCCGACCAACGTGGAATCCCAACACAAGCATCTTGCCATCACCATAAAACGCCACAATCAAAGCACCACAATCCCCAGGGGTTGTGTTGCCAGGATACGTGTAGCTAAATGGAACAGCCAAATCCTTTGTCGTAGAATGTGCCGAATACCGATACAAGCCCTGTTCGGTATTAAACCAAGGAAAGAACTCCACTGCACTCTCCACTGGTGCCGGTTGCTTCATCATGCACACTGCCACAATCCCTCCAATTCGCACGGGATCATGGACAGAGGGCAATGCTGAAACAAGCGGAAACACATACTGCGATGGCAACGACATCTCAACAAAGTCAATGTAAACTCCCTTCACACTTGACTCATACTCCTTCACAGCCTTCTTTGTGTAGCGGAACGTCACACTCGTCATGTTCCACATACGCATAGTAATCTGGACCCCCTCCATAAGGGGTCCATGTGGTGTCTGAAAGAAATGCCTGGGAACCCATAGCCGTGAGCCCCCAGGTGAGAAAGCAAAAATCG